ATCGCCACTGGGAAAGACAAAACGGCGAGGCAAGCAGACCAAAACTCATTCATAACCAAATTGATCCCGGAAAAGAAAAAGTGGAGGATTTTACACACGAGCGAAATCGGAAGGTACAACCTAGAGGTTCGGAGTTTAAAAATAAAAGTCACCAAGGCATGCAAAAAGGATGAAAGCAATGCAAGTTGGCATATCGCGCGATGGCGGGCCATATTAACCGTACTGGCCAAATATGTATCGGTGGCGGTAGCATATATGCGAGCCTTACCGATTTCCGGTGTATAAACGTCCGGCTCAGCAGGTTGAATAACGACATCAGAATCGACAGGTGAGACTAGAACGTCGCCAGATGAAACTGGTGTATCTGATGGTAACGGTGGCAATGGAGGCCCCTTCAGTTTACTCTTACCTCCGGTACCGCGCCGGTTAAGATTATTACGCCGCTGTCCCCCACCGCCAATGCCCTTAGGTGGGCCGTCACCAGCATTATCACTAGAGTAGGCAGGACCAAACATGCTGTGTGAATAATGGGTACACAGTAGCTTAGATACAACCCGCACTTCATAATACGTGCGAATGGAGGTAACTAAAAAAGCCCACAAATAGGAAATGGCGGTCCACAAAACCAACACAATGCATGAGACAATAATCATCTCTATAACGAGAAGACAAAAGCGCACGAATGCCCTCTGGACTTTCCGAGCATCGGCTATTTGTAAACCGACATGACGGCCGGGTCGCAAAATGGTATACCATATGAGCAACGACATACCGAGAAAACTGTGGAATGCGCTCACAATTGCACTCCGGAAACCAGAAATTGGAAACCAAAGCTGGATAAGTTTAAAAGAGCCAGTAAGCACGCCAAGGAGGGTAAAGACGATCAAATTCGCACTGATGATTGAAACCATCTCGCAAGTACCCTCAAAACCCTGCAAAGGCGGGTGACGGATGGCTTGTTGTGGACGCCCATCAATGGTGTGTGACGCCAAAGTGTGTGTCTGATTCGTGGCGGTAGCAGAAGTCAAAAATAAAACCAACAACCAAATAACCATGTAAAATCTCTGCTTACCATGACACACGAATTGCGGACCATCACCGGAGTTATCACTGGAATACCCGGGGCCAAATGCAACAACTGTGGGAGTGATGCGGACTCCCGGGCCGATAACATGCACCTGCACGAACTTGACACGTCTACGACCACCCTTCCTCTTTGACGGACCGTAAATGGGCGCTCGAACGTTCTTAACAGGAGTCACCTCAGGTGACTCTGGCCACGGAACTGGATCGAACGACCACCCACAAACCTCCTCCACATCAGAGGCACCCGGGCAAGGCGCGACTTGTGGAAGTGGCTGTACTCCGATAACATCAACCATGTAATTTGTGTCTACTAGACACGTGACGACTGGGTACAAGACCTCACAGTCTATAACAATGTAATGCACTAAAAATCCTGGCCCTGACGGCCGGCGACCTGCACGACCATGTTACAGGCGTAATTATTGACAATCAGCCCAGGAACCGTGCTTGGCACAAAATACACAATTGGACGATTCCCCGGGGTGTTCTTACGCACAGTGACATAGTACACGGCGATCAACAACCCAGGAGTCTGTCCACCGGACGATGAACCAGCTATGACATTCAAGAAGCCAGATTGCAATAAATATACCGGGGTCGTATTCGAAAGACCAGCATAAGTGTACGGGGTGGGAGAAACCCAAACATTGTCGTTAGGCGCATTTGCAGTGCTACTCAAGTTGGTGAACACGTAAATCGGTGTGGCCGGGACAGAGGCACCGGTCGGAAAAGTGAATGACTGTGTAATCTCAATTCGCACCACATCACCTACACGCAAGTTGAAGAGATTGACTGCAGACGCACCAGTACCATATGGACTGGAATATGCAAGATACGGTGTGAAAAGGTTAAGGGTAGTCTCGCGATTTGCGGTGAGAATCAAGGAACCTCGACCCACAGGCGACGACAAGGCACCAGTAACATTAACCGTGGGGCCGACGACGGACAGCGGAGCGGTAACTACCGACCCCCCACCCGGAGGAGCGACGGCGATTGTGTACCGAGCATAACCATCTGGACTCTGGTTGTAGAACGGCTTACACAACTCAACGTCATAGGTCACCCACAACTCACCCACCACTGAATTGGCGGGGAATGTGCTGGCCGTTTGCATGGCATAGTAAAAGTCACATAAGTCGGTCAAGTTAACAGGTGTGCTTGCATCCGTGTCGTTGCGCACATAATACCAATTTTGAGCTTGGGTGGCGCACTCGACTCCGTACAATAACCCTTTGTCGAACCTGGCAGATATGCTATTGTTCGAATTCTCCATTTCAACCTTACTGGAAAATGGAAGGTTGGTCGAGTTATAATCACAGGAGAAAATGTTGTTGCCCATTGCACCGGCGCTATTATACGGACTAGTAGTAGGAACAAACTCAAAAATAAGTCCGTGAAAGCGGTATTGCTCAAACCGTTGTGCAATGGCGTACAAATACGGGAATGTAACAGCACTGCCTGCATTGACTGTGAGCGCTTGTATGGTGAACCCACCACATACAGCTGGAGTCAAAATGTCAAGCAAGTACTCACGATGCCGGATACGTACTGAATCGTGTGAAGTCGCAAAAGAGGGAAAATTACCACCACCGGCACCACGTCCACCTTTGATCAGTGAGTTAACTCGAACGTCGTCGACGTTAGTTTGGTAATCACCCATACCAATCACGCGGGAAATGCGCTTAGCAATGGCGTCACCGACTTGCGCGCCCATCTTGGGTTGACCAATAGCATTGCCAACATATGCGCCACCGGCACGTCCAGCGCCGCGCACAACTGCCCGCACGACATTCTTAACCTCTTTTACCACCTCTTTTCCCTCTTTCTTAGTCATAAGTGCTTTCTTCTTCTTCCCACCACCCCCGAGGCCAATAGGGCGGGCTACCAACTCGAGAACATCACCTCGGGATACCTCACCGAGAATATACGGGTAATCCCTGAACAGCTTACCGTTGTGCCACAAAGAGAAATTCGCAAGCTGGGAGACAAACGACTGCTGAACTTCGGAGTATACTGAAACACCATTAATATCGATGCAATTAGCGCGATCTTCAAGATATTCGCGGAGATTGTAGCATCGAATATCATATGGCAATGAATCGGTGAATAAAATCCGGTCATTATATCGCACATTTAGCTTGACAGCCTGTAATTGCACGGTGCTCTCGTTGAGGGCCGTCAAGAAGTAATTAAATCCGACGTTTGTTACGGCTATACCAGAACGACGGACACCGGGAAGGGAGTTGGCCCAAACTCCCCCAAAACCACCTGCATCACTCATGGTGGTGGTGTGATGGAGTGGTGCAGTAGGCGGGGGGACATACACACACTCTTCAGGTGGGGACTCTTGCGGTTCTAAGACAAAGGAACCGCCAGTTGAATCTTCAATGATGACGACCCCGGAATTTGGTTCTTCGTCGCCAAATTTATCATTGGTGAGAGCAGCGCATATAGGCCACGCTTCGGAGAACCGCACGGCCGGCTCATCCAAACTGCTCATAAAAGTTCTGTTTACATCCAGAGGACGTGTGTTACCCACAACGGTTGTGTAACCTACACAGGACGCCAGGATTGTTTCAACTGCCTTCCGCTTTCGCGGCGCAGCGACAACACGGAGCCCTGACTCCGTGCCATTTTATTTTAGGGTTTCTGCTCAGAACCCACCGACCCTTCTGGAGCCGACTAAAACTGATCCCTACACCGATTGTCTTTTTAGGTGCTATGGGCCGGGATCGGCCAACTTGCGCATACCTCGTGATTGGTGTCAGCACAAGCTATCCAGTAATTTACTGGCATCGGGTGCCACACGCGCTGTGCATGGCTGTCCGATGTCCACCAGGATTGATCACTTATATTCTCCTGATGGCATACGTCACATTGCTTCATCGCATACAAACTTGAATCACACTTGGACTCCCTATTATGAAAATAACGCTGCCACGAAGCTTTCACGTCACGTAAAACAATTATCAAGGCCGCAATGGCTCGGAGCCGCCACACTCCGAAACGTCTTACCGTTAAATTTCTTGCATACCGGGTTGAACCAAGCCGCATGCCGCCCGCGCCTTGGACGGCACCATTTTCGGTGAATATAAAGATTGCTACATTCTCACTTTCAATACCACTGAGCCGCAGTAGTGGCAAACACCGATGGAACTATACGTTGCTATCTTATTCGTACTTGACCTAATATAAATAATGGCTGTAACGTGACATCAGCCATGGTGGACTGCCACCTTGCTACTTTACACTGAGTGCTTTATACGTAGCTCCGGCATAATAAGCCGACTATGCGATATGTGCTAGATGGGCCCATCCCAACATCACACACCCCGCATCCCTCTTGCCAACCGGCGCAACCAACAATAGCTGGTTACGCCCGTCCGGAAAAGGTAAATACTAACCGCTGGCCCGAGCCGTTAGTGACCTGCAAAGCAATGGTCGGTGTCTTAACGCGTACTGGACACCCACAACTAAGTGGACGGAAAATCTCTTGTACGCTAACCTAACACCGTCGACCTACCAAACCAGAAATCAATCAGACTTGATAGGAAGCACCGCCAA